CTCCCAAAAATTTGACTATGATGTAGCTGGATTAGGTGCATATGTAGACGAGCAAAGAGAAGATCTAATTGTTAGATCAGTAACTGAGGCAAAAACATTAGGATATATTACTATCCAGGAAGGGATCAAAGGATCTGAGGAATTGAAGTTAATGGATGATTCAATCATCTATCAAGCTGGTGACTGTGAGATGACTCCAGAAGGAGATACAGTATTCACTGACAGAGCTATCGCAGTTGAGACTTTAGGTTATATGAAGCGTTTCTGCCAGAAGGATCTAGCTGGATTCTGGACTCAGTTAGCACTTCGTCCTGGAGCAATGGCAGAAGATCAGTCTCTTCCTTTTGAAGCACAGATCACTGACTACCTTTTGAGACTTCATGCAATTGAATTAGACAAGTTGATCTGGCAAGGAAACAAAGCTACTGGTACAGGAAACTTGCAGTGGATGAATGGATACCGTCAGTTCTTAACTGTAGCTAATGGATGCGTAGACTTGAATACTTCAGCTGTAGCATCTATTAACTCTGGGAATGCTTTTGATGTATTCTACGAGTGCTTCATTAATACTCCAGCTAACATAGCTGAGCAAGGAGATTTCATCTGCTTCACAGGCCGTGAAAACTTCAACTACTTATTGAAGGATCTGGTAGATCAGAACTTCTATCACTATTCTCCTGAGACTATTGCTAACATGGATGAGTGCCTAGTACCAGGAACTAACATGAGAGTAGTGAAAGTACCTGGATTGAATGGATTAGATAATATCTACACTGGCCGTGCTTCACATTTCTACTTTGGTACTGACTTATCTTCTGATTTCGAGAACTATGAATTGTGGTATTCTCAGGATGATGATGTGATCTATATCAGATCTAAGTTCAGAGCTGGCGTACAGGTGCCTTTCCTAGATCAGATCGGAGTATGGAATGGAACTGGATCTCCTAACTAAAAATAATCACAGGAGAGGTAGAAATATCTCTCCTATTTTATAACATTAAAACAGAATTTCGATGAGCTGTAATATGACCACAGGATACAATGACAGAACCTGTACCAACGGAAAGGGAGGTATAAAATCTGTTTTGTTATTTCCTTTAGGGAATGCTACTGGAGTGACTATCTCAAATAATGAGATCACTGCTATCACTGTATCAGGTGAAGTATTCTACTATAAATTAAAATCAAATCTATCCAGCTATACTGCTCCAGTTCAAGTTAACAAAGATAACGGAACGCTGTGGTATAATCAAAGCTTGAGCATGATCTTAGCTTCTGATACTAAAGAATTGAGATCAGAAATCCATTTGTTAGCACAGAATGAAGTAATTTGTTTTGTAGAGAAAGCTAATGGTACATGGGTAGCTCTAGGCCTTGAGGAAGGTTTACAAGTTGCTGATGCAAATGAGTACACTTCAGGAGTACTTAAGTCTGATCGTCAAGGTCATGTGATAGTACTTAATGGAATGGAAAATAATGAAGTGCCAGATGTGACTGATGGAATCATCACTACTTTGTTAGCTCAACAATCTCCAGCAGTTTAATTCTGCCTGTCATAATGGAAGAGGGAGGGAAGTTATCCCTTCCTTTTTTTTTTGTAAATTAGAGCCATGAAGATTAAAAAAGAACTAATAGGAAGCAAAGTTAAGGGAGGAATCCTCAGCAAGTGGTACACTATTGAGGAAGGAAGAGAGAATGAATATCTTTCAGCTGGCCTTTATAACATCTTTGAAATAGAAAAACCAGTATTAATTAAGACAGATGCTAAGGATAGAAAGAAATCAAGCAAGCACACTGATAGTGACAGTATCGGAACTGACTACAATAGCATCTCCTAACTATCTCTTCCAGTTTATTGAGGAGCAAAGTGGGGATGAAGTATTCTGTATTCTGACGAATATCAGTACTGGAATTCCCAGATATGATGAATTCATAGTGACTGATGGAGTAGATGTGACCTTTCCTTATAATGGCTTTTATACCTACAAGATCTATCAGCAAACTTCCAGCGTTAATCTAGATCCAGATCTATCACAGGGACTTGTGGAGGAAGGCAGAGCTCATGTATATGAGATAGATTCTCCTTCAAACGAATACAATACACTACCAATATCTTATATATATGAATAAGAAAATGATTTCAGTATCCATGTCTAAGCAATATGTGAAGCCTATAGAGCAAAAGGATAAGCAGAGAGGCTTTATGAAGTGGGGACTTAAGAATGACTATCCTTTTTTCCTTATAGAGCTCCTTTATGGATCAGCCTGGCATCAAGGAATACTGAAAAATAAAACATACTATATCTCTGGAGGAGGTCTAGAAGTTGTATCTGGAGATGCTACTAAGTTCCTGGCTAATGTATTCAGTGATTTCGATATGAATGAGATAGTACAGCGGCTTACTTTTGATTTCGAGCTCTTTGGTGGAATGTGCATTAAAGGTACCTGGAATAGAGAAGGATCTGCTGTAGCTAAATGGGAGTACATTCCTGTAGATATGGGAAGGCTTTCTGAGGATGAAAGAACTTTATTCTTATCTGATGACTGGAGTGCCATGCGACAGACTCCAGAAGATACCAATTTCAGACAGCTCACAGCTCTAGATGAGAGAAATCCAGAAGGATCATTCTTCATCTACTACAAAGAGCCAGCTAAACAGGCCAGAGATGAGAAGGGAATCTATCCAAAGCCTCCATATATGGGAGGAATCACAGCTATTCAGACAGATGTAGATATCTCTAAATTCCATATGTATGAGATACAGAATGGATTCAAGGCTGGGACATTGATAAACCTAGCTAGTGGAGAGCCAGAAACAGCAGAGGAAGAGAGAAGAATAAAAGAGCAGATCAAGGGCAGAACTCAATCAGTAGAGGATGCTGGAGAGATAATTATCACTTTCTCCAATGGTACACAGGATGCTCCTTCAGTTTTGAGCTTAACTGGGAATGATCTAGACGAGAGATATGCTATGACTGAGAAGTCAGTACAGCAGAACATTCTAGTAGCACATTCAGTAGTAGCTCCTTCACTCTTTGGAATAGCTCCTACAGGAAGCTTCAATGCAGCAGAGACAGCTGATCTCTTTGAGATCTATAAGATGACATACGTAAACTCTAGACAGAAGCAGATAGAATGGCTAATTAATTACATGGCTAAGCTCTCAGGGGCTGTATCACAGCTTAAGCTAGTAGATGTATCTCCAATAGCTGGAAGTGAAGCAGTTCCAGTGGAAGAAGTAGCTCCTACAGGAGAGATCTCAGCTAATGATACTCAGGTAGATGTAGCTAAGAGTGCATTAAATGGAGCACAAATAGCTTCACTTGTAGAGGTAGTGGCTAATATTAAAGGAGGAATATTGACTCCAGATGCAGCTCTTCAGATTATCATGGCCTCTTTCCCTACAATAGATGAAGCACAGGCTAGAAAGATAGTAGGACTTCCACAGGTAACTATGTCAAGCTGTAGGAATTCACATAAATTCTCTGATGAAGAGTTACAAGTATTCTCAGAATATGGAGATGATGCTAATGATTATGAGCTTCTGGCATCTTATTCAATACCATGGGACAGTGATACTGAAGATATTTATAATAGACATTTTCAATTATTTGAAACTATTGGAACTGTAACTGTATCCCCAGGAGAGGATAATGGCCTGGGAAAGATTCAAGGAGGAACAGGAACTTATGATGTCAGATATAGATATCAAGAGATTCCTGGAATTCCTCCAGTAAAAACAGAAAGCAGAGAATTTTGTAGAAAATTAATCCAGCTCAATAGGCTTTATACCAGAGATGAGATAGATATTATATCTGAGAGAATAGATAGAGATGTATGGAGATATAGAGGAGGATGGTATACTAATCCAGATACTGGCAAAACAACTCCATATTGTAGGCATGAATGGTCTCAGTTAGTTGTAATATTAAAACCTAAAGCTGGAGGAGTAGAGATAGATGTGCAGCAGCCATTAATTAAAGGAAAACAAATTCAAATAACTGATATTGATCAAGCTAAAGAACTAAGTAAAACAGTTTTCTCTGAGAATAGTAATTTAAAAATTGGAAAAGTTACTGTATCAGAAAATATGACTGTTGAAAAGATTCAGAAATACGTTAATGAGGTTAATAAATTGACTTCTGAATATAATATAGAAAATATTTCTTATGAAAATATTCCTTTAGAATTTAAAAGTACTTCTAAGGTATATGGAGAAATTGAATTTCAAGGAGCAAAAATTACTCGAATTAATTTAGGAGATCAAACAGATTCATTCACTAATAGAAATCCAGATACAAGATTAAAGAAAACAGCTAGAGGATATGCTGGTCAATCCAAATCTTCAGTAGATGAAGAAAATATAGAAATAGCTACAGTAACTCATGAGATGGCTCATGTATTTGGAATAAATAAAACATCAAATCCTAAACTACAAGAATATTTTAATAAATTAGCGGCAATAAAGAGAAGTTATAACAATGATTTAAAAGCTGCTGCTAAAGCTGGAGATATAGAAAAGTATAAAAAAATATATTTAGGAGATTATGCCAATACGAATCTTGATGAGTTTCATGCTGAAGCTTTTACTGAATATAGATTAATGAAGAATCCTTCAATGTATGCAGAGAAAGCTGGAAAGTTATTTGATTCATACTTTAAAAAGTAATATTATGACAACGACAAGAGATTTAATTTGTTTAAAATGTAAACACTATAGATTATTTGAAGGAGGATGTGATGCATTCCCAGAAGGAATACCTAATCAAATATTATTAACTAATAAACATTCAAAGCCTATTCCTAATCAAGGGAATAAAATAGTATTTGAAGAGAAAACAGATCAAGATGAACTACTTAATTTCGGTTGAAAACTTAAAAAAATTAGGATTAATCCATCCTAATACAGATACTAAGCTCCTAGCAGTGGCTATCAAGAGAACTCAGGACATGAGTATACAGCCAGCTACAGGAACTCCTTTGTACAAAGCTCTCTTATTAAGGGTGCAGAATAATGATTGGACAGATCCTAACTATGTCACTCTTATGAATGACTATGTACTTCCTTGCTTAGTGGCCTATGTAGACTACAGATGTGCTGTGCTACTCAATGAGAAGCTAACTAATAAGGCAGTAGGAAGGGGACAGGATGAATATCTCACAGCTAATACTGATGAGAATACCAATGTTCTTAGAGATCATCTTAGAAAGGATGCTCAATTCTATAAGCAGAGGCTGATAGGCTATCTCATGGATGATAATGGCCAGATGTTTCCTGAGTATATTGAGAGCACCAGTAATAGCTGCAATGAGAATGTAAAAAAAGATAGGACAGGATATACTCCTAATGGATGGATCGTATGAAGTTTAAGGTATCACAGAAACAACTTGATAAACTCAAAAAGTATTTAGATGGAAAAAACTCTAAACCAGCTCATGAGGGAGCTAGAAGAGATAGCAGTACAGCACAAGCAAATAAACGGTAGTTTCTTTCAAGGGGATTTCTATGATGCGATCTCCAGAGATGCTGTGCAGTATCCTCTAATGGTAGTCACTCTTCAGCCTGGAAGCATTAATGATAGCAGCGTCACTGTTAATGCAGTTATAACTATCTGTGATAAGTACAATAAACAGGAGTACAGGCAGATCAATGAGGTGCATTCAGACTGTTTATCTATCTTGAATGATATTAATGTCACAATGAGACAGTATAGATTCACTGAGTTTATGGATCTAGCTACTAATTTAAGCACTGATCCCTTCATTGAACAGGGACATGATGTAGTAGCTGGATGGACTATGGCACTCTCATGTGATATCTTCAATGAATCAGACTGGTGCAGCATTCCATATGAGAACTACGATTTTGAGAATGGCTTTCCTTCCTCTTCTGGATGTGGAGATCCATACACTAATTATGAGGTATACGTCAACTCAGTGCTAGTGGACAGCTTCTCTCAGCCTACAGATACAAATAATACAATTAATATAAACTTATAAGATGGCAGTAACTACTATCAATGTGACAAATCAGTCATATACTACAGTAAAGGAAGAGAATACAGCTCTCACTCAGAGGAATGTACTTAAGTTCACAGGAACTGGAGTGACAGCAGCAGATTCTGGAGGAGAGACAGTAGTCACTATTCCAGGAGCAGCAGCTACTACGAATATCGGACTCTTTGCTCAGACTGCTAATAGTACAGCTATCACTGGTACCAATGTAGAGACTACGCTAATAAATGGAGGAGTAGGAACTCTCACAGTGCCAGCTAATGGCTTCAGTGTAGGAGAT